CGGCATAAGGTCAAGCTGAAATAATGCCCTTAAACTGTTGCGCAAATTCTCAAGCGACATACTGCCTTGTGGCTGGTTTATATCGTAAACGTGCCTTTCCATACTTATTTCCTTTCCCGACGTCTGATTATTTCGTTATCGCAAACCTTGCATTTTCCTTTGTAAACAGGGTTGCCGTTACGCAACACATCCGGTTTATCGCCGACCATCTCAACCATTTTCTGGCATTGCATACAGTATGCTTCCATATCAATATCCTTTCGCTTCCCAGTCGATCTCTGCCGTCCCGATTGCAGAACCGGCAAGGTTATAGCATTTAACCTCAAATTGATTTGTTGTTTTGTTTTGAACTATTGGAATACCTTGAACTCCGTTCACGATAGATACTTTAACGCTTGGTGCTGAGGTAAACTCCTGACCGTAAAGTATCTCTTTGCCGGATACCGGAATAGCGACATCACGGCCCCATGAAACCTTCATCGATGGAGCGTTGAAGTAAATGTCGCAATCGTAAAGATAAACATTTTGTGATGTGTCTGAGGTGGATAATAGAATCTTGAATTTGACATATCGAGCTCGATAGATTGTATCCGCTGTAACCGTGCTAAAACTTGAATATGAAATTCCATCTTCACTGAAGCTGCTCTGAACGGCAAGCGATCCGCCTGTTACGTTTTTGTATAGAGCGTCAATAATCAGTTTGAATTCGAAAATTATCCCTAAATCTATCGGTTCAGTGGTTTCAAAATAACCTGAAGATTCAACAACATCGTTTAATATTAATCCGCCGTTTAATTCCTGATATTCCCATGATTGACCTTCGGATTCCAAATCTTCCCAGGTTAGCACAGTTCGCAAAGCGATAACAGGCCGGGCGTAATCACTGCTGAAATCGTTTCGCCAAACTAACGCAAGGTTATCCAGGATATAATCTTTATTGAATTGCCACAGATTAACGGCATTTAAGAAATTCATATCAGGCGGTAATGTTACATTGATTGTGTCTATCGCCGGATTCGAGCTCTCATTGCCTGAAGTATCAACGGCTTTGCAAAGAAAACTCTGACGACCGATCTGCCCGACAGGAAACATGTATTGCGACAAATCCGCCCGTTCGATAATTACCTGAGCGGTTGACCATTCTGACCCTTGTTTTATCCTGAAATAAGCGAAATCAGCGTCAGGATGAACATCGCATTTGAACCGCAGAAAGTTGCCTTCCTGCGATACATCAAATCCGGTTACATCAGACGGCGGAGCGGTTTTGCCAAGCACTAATATTTCGGTTTGCGGGCTGGTTTGTATCTGGTTTGCCTGACCTTCGTTTCCAACAGATACAACAGCGATTTTATATGTGATGCTGTCCTTTATATCGCCGACAATAGCGAAATGATCGTTTACAGTTTCGCCTTTGTAAATCCAGCTTAAACCGTCATTATCAGATATATAAATCCTTGCTTTGTCGTATGTCCTGACATATCTCGTACTCAAATTCGTAGGACGCTGGAACCAAACATCAATCTTGTTCTCAATAGTGCCGTCGCCGGTTTTGAAAATACTTTCCGAAAGCCTGAGATTCTCAACATTCGGTAAATCAGCACTCAAAGAAGAGTAATTGAGGATAGGCAAAGTCAAACCGGAATCATCATAAACCGGTTCATCGTATTTAATAGCGGTTATCTCAACTTCGTTTTTGTTATCACGGCGTAAACTGACTATCCTGAACGGTTCAATAACCTTATTGACTTCACCGACTGCGTAAATATCGAAATTCTGCGGTACCTGACTGAAATTCTCAGTTACGTTTAACACAGAATAAGTCCCTGGCGAATTAGAGATAATCTTTTCTTCCTGAGTACCATCGGCAAACATCACGATAATTCGGTATGATTTACCAGATTCAACCGTAAACGGTTCATCCAGCGTAACTGAACTTAAAGTTCCGCTTTTTAACCTGCCTGAGAAACCAATTTGCGGTACATCATGCGATATCCCGACCACATCGCCCGCTTGACAGACGATTGCATCGATTCCTGCTTTGAAACTAACCATCCGGTCAAGTCTTTTTGCTATTCTTAAAGCGTAGTTTCCTTCTCTAACCGCATAAGACAATTTTGTTACAAGTAACCGCAGAACTTTCTTTCGTCGTGGTTCGTTCAGCTCATACAGCGATTCCTCATCCTCAATGAAAATGCTTTCCTGCTTAAATCTGTTTGATTCGTTCATAAACTGAACTTCAATCTCATTCGGAACTTCTTTTTTGCTGATCCAAGATTCCTTAAACGAACCTTCGATGATATTGCCCATACCGAATATCTGAACCGGCAGTTCAGGTTTGTCGATCTTAAGCTGAATTGCTCCTTGTGAATAAAACGGTAATCCTCGAAATGTGGCGGATAATTGCATTACTACATCAATCGCCCGGGTAGAAGAATCCAAAACAGCGTTGAGCTGAAACCGTTTCTCAAAACCTCCGGCTCCGTCCGATACTTTCTCCTCGCAGTACTGAGCCATTTCCAGAAGCAATGACAAGTTTATTGAATCGGAATTGATGAAATCACCCAATCCGTACCTTGAATTGAGAAGCAAATCCTTTATTATCCAAACCGGATTTGAACAGTATTTATTTGTATAGCTGACACCATCCCATAAAAGCTGGGTGTTATCGCTCAGCAATCTGTATTTCTGCGATCCCGAATCCCAGTAATAATCTTTCCAGTCAACTTCCTGAGAACCATTCATAACTTTTGGCAACAATACTTTCCGTCTCACAACACAAGTAATGTTGGGAGTAGGCCCATTGAGCTGTTCAGTGGCAAGCAGGCGTAATCCAAGTAACGCGACATTAGGGTACGAAAGAGAATTGTCCTGAATCTCGTCAATCGCTTGAATCACAAAATCCGAGCATTGTAGAAATTCGCTGTCCCCCGATGTTTTTGTAATTCGGATATCATACTGGCCGGGAACTAATCCCTCTTTTCTGAAAATCCGCCGGATTGAACTGCGGGACCGTTCGGTTATCGATTGCTCACCCAGATCAATCCAATTTGATGAAGTATGCAGTTTATACTCAACTCGATACGTAAGTGTCCATGCGACGATATGCTGATCAGCTCCGGCAACGGTATATAAACCGTTCGGCAACTGAACATAGATTTCAAATGCGGAAACATCATTTTTATCTGTTGTATAAATATAAGAGTTCTCAAGCCCACGGCTTATCTGAACTCCAATTTCAATCACATTATGCGTCTGCATGAAATATGGAATCGGGGTTTGATCAGCTGTCCCGTATCTCTTATGAATCTCAACTCCATCGTAATTCGACAACGGATTCTCGTTTATCTCAATCTCGTCGATATACTCAACTTCGCCTTCACTCAGAGCAATAAGCACATTAAGATAATTCTTGTTGCCGTCTGTGCTGATATACTGATTGATTATGTTACCGCCGACCCTATGGCTTCCAAGAACCACAGGGACTGGAATACCGACATCCATAGAGGTGATTATACCGTCCCAACCGTAAGTCGGCGAACCTTCCTCCATACCGCCGGATACCGACCCAAGCCCATTGGTCGGTTTGCGTGGTTTATTTGATACAGCTGAATATATAGCGTACCCGATAGAGGCAAGTGTGGCAACCGTGGTTATGATTTTTGCGGTAGCTACAATTATAGGCCAAGCCGCTACTAAAAAACCTATTACCGGAGCTTTTATATCGGGGGTGATTATCAATTCGTCATTGTCCTGAAGCTGTACCGATAAATCGGACAGAACTTTCCCTTCATAAATGACTTTTTGACCTTTAAGATCAATATCAGACAAATAATCGGAAACTTTTCGGTCTACGACATATTTAGCATCAAAAGTCTTTCTGCCTTCGCTGGATAAAATGTTAGGAATGATTTTTATTTTTATCATTTAGCCACCATTTTCCTAAATCGATAAAACCCGACAAACTTATCTTTCCAAACCGGATCGGATAACTTACCGATCACAACTCCGGCTTTACAGCAATGAATAAAACGACCGCCGGACAGAAACAACCCCGCATGGTTTATCCTGCCGAACCCATCGTGAAACAGTATTCCGTCAAGGAATTTAGGTTCTTGAACCTGCATCCATTCCCGATGGTAATTCTCAATAAAGTGATTGTTGGAGCTGTACCAACGCTCATCATAATCCTGAACCGGATCCCAGAGATCAAAACCGAGATCAGCGTAAACCAGTTTTATCAATCCCCAGCAATCCAGTCCGTCAAGGGTTCGCCCCTGATGTTTGAATGGAATACCAAGATATCTGCTGATAATCTCAAGCTCTGTAATCATCCGACATATATCCTTCCTTTGGTTGGTATCCCGGGAAACTGCTGGCGTGTGAAAGTGCGTCGAGGCAAAGTAACATCCAGAATATCGAATTTACTGCTTGCCGAGAAAACAACATCGGTTTGATCTGAGCTTACTTCGTCAATGAAATAGGTATCTTCCATAAACGCTGACGAGTCATCAAGCTGATCCGCAAAAACGGTTTTTATGGATATCTTTTTCCCTCGCAAAGCGTCATATTGACCGAGATAACTGCGGATTAATCTCGATACGTTTGAAAGAGTTATATTAACTTTATCTATCTGCCCTTGAGTGTTTTCCGGTATAAGTTCGTGCCGGATAGAGAATTTAAGGTACTCAATTCCGTCAAACTCGATATTGGTGTCATAAGCGCAAAAATAGAGGTTTCCGCCGTTACTGTCATAATCAAAAATCGTATACAGGAAAATCGGGCGGTTTTCCTGCTTGTTCTTTTCCTGAATGAAATTTTGATTTACGTTTCGCATTGACCTCACCGCAAAATAAAAAAGCCCGACTAATGCAGTTTGTCTGCATCAATCGGGCTTCTGTTTTTCAGATTATCCCTTAAAACTTATAACCTCATATTATCACATCTAAAATATATTTCAAGAGGCTTAATACCAACTTTTGGTAAATTTAAATAATTTCCCGCAAAATATTTTCTATCTGTAATTTTAAGTCAATTACTTTGTTTTGGATGATATCCCATATAAGTTCATGGTCTACCCCAAAATATTCGTGAATTAACACAGCTTGACTTTTATTCCTTTACCGTCTTAAAACAAAATCCGCAATTTCTGCATTTACGGTACTGAACAGGGCTTTCGGTATGATAAACCCAGATTTTTGCTGATCCGCATTTTGGACATCGCAGGTGGGTTATTATAACCATCTCTGCTGGTTGTTTATCATCAAATCCCATGACGATTCCTTTCTTTTGGGTTGAGGAATATATACATTTCCAGTCTCGATTTCATCTTTGCGTAATTGCCAGACTTTTAATATATCAGCTCCGGCGACAGCATAAACTTCTGCATCCAAGTAATGATTTGACGCGCCTTGCTGAATCAACCGCCATTCTTCATGCGATCTGCCGGTTTTCTTGTTAATTTTAATTATTTTCCGCTCGGAACAAAATTGAGTGATGTATTCATCCGATGGATGGTCAAACAAATGCCATTGCGACGGATCACCCGGTTCAGCGTGAACCATCCGGTTTATTTTGTCTTTATAGTGGCTGACGTCGAGATGGTATAAGGCTAATCCGCTTTTTAAAGTTCCGCCTTTTGGGTTGCGGTCGATATGGCTTATCCGATAGGGAATAGGCAAATGCTCGTTTCCTTTTACAGGTTTCGCAAGATGAATCCATCTACGGCATACATCGTAAACCTCATCTGTGCGGTAGCCTGAATCAATACACGCAAGCCTGACATTGAAAATTTCTCCGGTAGATACCCGCTTATAGCCGGTTTTGAACAATATTGAGATAACATCGTCCCAGGATTCTGCTCTGCAGGCTCTGATCAACCACGATTCTTCGCCAACACCCCAACCACGAATCACCAGATAAAAATGGTCTTTCTGAACATCAACTCCAGCTGTCAACACCATTACACCATCCGGGACTAATCCTTCAGGATAAAAGCAGATTTTCTGTTTGATAAATTCCGGCATTGTCTCATGAGCTTTGTTTATCCACGGTTCCGCTAACCACGAATTGACAAAGTTCATGAGCAGTTCAATAAAATTATTCGATCTTAAAAACTCAAAAGCGATATCACTCCATGTTAGCCATGGCGAATAAAGTGAATTTATCCAGAACCCTTTATGCCTGCTTTTTATATTATCGCCGGTTACATTCCCGAACTTGTCGATTTCAGCGTAATCCGATACCCATTTACCACGTGTTAAAATATAGTTTTTCTGGTAATCCTCGATTCGTTTCCCGCAATGACAGCATTCGTACCACGCAAGCCGTTCTGTTTTGATTTTCTCCACATCTTTCTCATCTGAAGGCCATTTGATCTGCGCAAACACTAAAATCTGATATTTACCGCAATGCGGGCAAGGTATATAAAATTTCCGTTTGTCTGAACGCTCATATTCCCGAAAAATATACCCTTCTTTTGTCGTTGGTGTCGAAACTTTGACTGTCTTTTTGTTCCAGAACGTCTTTTGTCTTTCAGATGCAAGTTTGATTGGGTCCGCTTCACGCCCTGAGAATCGAGGGTACTTATCGACTTCATCTAAGAACAAATACCGGATCGGACGTGAAGCTAAATCCGCAGGGCTGTTCGAGCCTGCGAAATATAAGATCATTCTGTCTAAATGGTACTCCAGTTTTGTTATGTCATCCGAAAGTACCGGCAAATGGCGTCTTAATGCCGGCGACATTTTAATCATCGGAAAAACTCGATTCTGCGATACGCTTTTTGCGTCATCGGATCTCGGTAAAACCATAAGAGTAGGGCCGGGATCTTGATCGATGAGATACCCGAGCATATTACACATCGCTTCTGTTTTGCCGACCTGAGAAGCCGCCATAACGGTTATTTCCTCAACATACGGATCTGAAAATGCGTCCATAACCCCTTGCAGATACGGAGTCCGTGAAGTGTTCCATCGGCCGGGTTCGGCCGACGTGATTGCGTTTAATATCCTGCTCCGATCAGCCCATTCGCTTACAGATATATCTTCAGGTACCCGCAACGCTTCTTTGACTACATCCGGAATGATATTTTTAACTTTTCGTGCTTGTTCCAGATAATCAGTTTTCATTCTGTGTATTCTCGCTCTGAATAGTTTCTTCATCTATACCGCATAACTCTTTTAAAATTTCTGTGATGTGTTCCCTTAAAATCGCTGAGATTAACCGAGGTTCCAGCATCGCTAATTTTGGGGCGATATAGTTCGGTAACGCCATCAACGCCGTTTTTAGCCCGATAACTATCGAAATCCATTGCGCTTCAACATCTGTCCGTTTTACCAATTCGCCTGTCATCTGTCTGAATTTTGAATCGAGCGCTTTGCGGTAGCCGGCGACTTCTTCTTCGGAACGGTCGCGTGGCTTGCTATGGCCAATAACAAGCGGTTTTAACCGGGCATGATCTACTGTTACACCTTCAATGCGGTTCGATGACTCCGCGCTTTCAATAAGTGCGGTTTCAAGCAACGTCTTTAAAATCTGAGGTGACTGCTTCGCGTAAAGTTCCTGCTTACCTTTATACTCAGCGATCGAGTTCGTCAGCCAGACAGCGCTTAAAGGAAGATTTATATTTTCATTCTTAAATGAATTCATTTTGACCTCTTTCGCTTCGCTCTGTATCCTTCAATGAGCTCGCGCATGATCGCCGCGATGGACGCTTCTTTATTCTGCTTCTGGCGTTCAAGCGCTTCCTGCTTTAGGAAGAAATAAAGATCATCCGGTAAGTCCAGCGTCGTCCTGTGCATCTTTTGATTATTTCGTGTGACCTGCATGGTATAACCTCGCTATTTGATGACTTTCCAGTTATTTAAGAAATACGTAACCTCGTGTTCACGCCTTCCGAGATAGAGTTTATTATCCGCGAATTTTAACGTCATGCGGTAAGAGTTGCCCTTATTAATCTTGAGTATTGCCCGCTCGTGCAGTTTTTGCTCCAAAACCAAATAGGGGAATATCACAAAATCCGTTTTATTCTCGTCCCGAAGAACGCAGACGTAAAATATATTGCTCGAATTGAAACGCTCAAAAGATGTCCTGCGCACGTCAAAAACGTAGGTATTATAACTATTGAGATTGGCGGTTTTGACCTGAATCTCAAAACGTTTATTGTCCTTTATCGCTACGATATCAATGCCGGTATCCACGCTCATGATGCTGGCGTTAAAACCCCTAAAAAGAAGCTCACTACAAACGCGGAACTCGCCCCCTTTGCCGATATATCCCGTCTCAACAGAATAGGTCTCTTTATATCCCGGAGCCGAAGGCTTCTCTTTCGCCGGCTCTTTGTAATCCGGATTGATCGTATAGGTGGCCGCTGATACTTTCTTAAAAATTGATTTTTCGCCGTAGCGTTTTATATCAACCACGATCTGCGCATTCATTGTGGCTTCGGGTGTCGCGCCTTGGGTTTCAAATAAACCTTCCTCTAACGCCTTGCGGGTGATCTCTCGGTAGTGAAGAGGTTCTTTGAATTTCTTTAGAATGGTGATCGCAGCCTGTTTAAAGGTATTCATGCCATATCCTCGCTTACTGCTTTAGTTATGGCATTATATCACTTTAGCTTAGCAAATGGAATAACTTTTTACAGAGAAAAGATGAAACTGATTTACTGTAAGGAATTACAGGACGGATTCTTGGAGCTTGCCGGTCGTGGCGTCCACGATCCGGAAATAGGTCTTGCCGGTGCGATCCTTCCACTGCTCTTCGATATTCAGACTCCAGTCGCCCAGAGGCATGACTTTCTGGATTTCCCGCAGGCGAAGCTTACCAGCCGGGACCGCGTCTACAAGATCACCCTCGGTTGAGATATTCTCCACATAAATTTCCTCGCCAGCCAGCCGGACGCTGATGTAGCGGGTTTTTCTTACCGCGTTTTCTATCACCTTAGCCATAAAACCGCCCTCCCTTTTGGGGTCAAGTAGACCATAGGGCCGAGCGGTTGGCAAGGCGTTTGTCAAAGAACGCCAATAGGACATTAGGACATTTTTCATGTCCGGTTGTGTCCGGTTTTACTGACATACTGACAAGCAAAATGTCAGTGGATGTCACTCAAAAAGTCGCAAAATCGCCCTAAAATACCCATTTTTGCCCCAAAAACGCCTGTTTTGAGCACATTTTCGGCAGTTCTGACATACTGACACCAACCCCATATGACATGACATCGATTTTAAAATTTAACATCACTGAGAGACTGCGCCTCGTGTTACCCGCATAAGGCACCCACCCAAGAGGGACCCACTTAATATCAACGACTTGCAACGTATAGTTATAAATAATATCACTACATATATTAACAATTATGTATAAAACAACCGTCGTATTCATTTTTTGTTTAAACATGTGATTTATATTCATACTGCTATGTTATACCCATAAATAATCCGTAGTTCTTTGCCTAACATAGAATTAAAACAATATATCTGGTTCATAGCGTGGTTAATAATCACGATCTGTTTTGCGGGACTGCCCTCGAGAACCCACAATTCAACCCTGTAATCCTTACTACCATAAGAATCTTTTGGTGTTGCCTTTAACCATTCTCTTTTCCGTGATTCGTCAATAATACGGTTACGAATAGGGTAACCATTACGGTCTACTTGAAAATGCCAGTATCGATCAACATAACTCTGAAGTTTAATAATCGCTTCATCCAAACCTTTACATCTAATTGTTCTCATTCAAATCTCTTCTTATTGTGCTTATTTGAGTTTATTTATGCTTGTTAATGATTTATTGTTTTCCTGACCATTCCTGACCATTCTGACTATTCCTGACGATTTTTGAGCTCTGACCATTTTTTTTGCTATTAATTATAATATTTATATCTTTTCTTCCTCTCTTTTTCTTTTTATTACATTTACTTAAATAGTAATAAAATAGTCATAATAGTCAGATTACGTTCTGATAATGACTTATAAAAAATATGATAGTTAGGAAATAGCCATAGCAACAAAAATAGTCATACTGGCACATTACACTCACTCCCACTCAGAACGGCACTTTAACTTCACGTTCATAAAGGTTCTTTATTCGTATTCCTTGCCAATTGCGATTTATTTCATCACGCAATTCAACAACCTTAGTTTTTAACTCTCTTTTCAATTCCTTACCGAACTTTTTGATATTAACCGGCTTGAATCCAGACTCATCGCAGTAATTCTTATATTCGTTATATAAATCCCTTTTGCTAATAATGGCTCCAGGATTTACAATACACCGTTCTTCAATAAAGCTGAGTATCGGATTATTCTCAGCCTTATATGATTCGATCTGCTGAATTATGTTATTTCCGACCTCAAACCTATCTCGTTTTTTCAAGCGTTTCAATCCTTCCACCATCCAGTTAAATATACCGTTACGTTCATTCAGAAGGGTTCGGTAATACTTATGTTTATTATTTGAATCATTAAACTCTTTGGTAAACGGAACGATTATAAGCCTGCGGTAAAAAGCTCGTGATTTATCATCAGTTCGGGGCATATCGTTTGTGGCGAATATCAGTTTGCACATGGGGCGGAACGAAAACGGATGGCCGAATTTATGGTCGCCCATAACATAATCATGGGCTACAATTTTCTTAAACATTTCATCGCATACGGTTCCTTTAGCACCAATTTCCGTAGCGATATTTAAGATTTTATTATGCAACTGCGCCACATAATGAGATTTCTCCAACTGTTCAAGCTGCACCTCACATGTGTTTTCAGTTCCTAATATACCTTTAAGAACGTCCAATAGTGTTGATTTGCCATTATTCCCTTCACCAACAAGAAATAGAGCTTTATCATATGTTTCACGAGTCATACATAATCCAAAAAACTCTTGAATAACGTTTATGTAATCTTCATTGCCGAGAATTGTCTGAACCGCTTCTTTCCACAAAGGGCAATCCGCAAACTCATCGTATTTCACATTAAGTCGAATTGTCGAATAAACATCTGGTGAATGAGTTTTAAGCTGAAATGTCTTAAGGTCGAAAAGCCCGTTTTCAAGATTCAGGGAATCATCATTATTTAACATGTCCGCCTTGATCTCGGCCTTCGCTTTGATATACCGAATAACGAGATTAATGACGTTATTTTTCAGACAGCCGTATTCATGCGTTATTAGGTTCACAAGGGCGTTCTCGCTTAAATACTGATAATATCCGTCCAAATACCGGAAAAACTTTCCCTCCTCAGAATAAATAATGGTATATTTCTTAATGATGACAGTCGCAATCTCCAGTTCATTAATACCTTTGCCTTTATTACGTGAACCGTCACTGCGCTTTCCTTTCTCATTTTTTGGCTTTTCATCTTTATATCTGAATGCGCTTCTAATCCAACGTTCAATATCATTTTCCGTAAAAGGTTGTCTGGGATTTTGCGGACATTTTTTGAGAGCTTCCCTTAATGCGCCCCTGATCATTTCCGATGTAAAACCTTGTGTTTTCAGCGAACATGTAAAGCGAAACATTTCACTATCTTGTTTACCTTGAGGAATTTCACCGTCAGGCAATTTATATTTATCCGTTCTACTATTCTCAACACATTTGTCAATAAGCCAATCAGGGGCATCAGCGACAGGCGTATCGTCAGGCTGATGCGCAATCTCCCATTCATACCGTTTGCCATTAACAATACTACCCGGAGCGACAACATATCCGCCTTCACCTCGGATATCGAGGTCTTTGCCGACCTTGCCTTGTGAATTAAGTATTTCCAAATTTTGCGGATACTTAAAATATATCTGTCTACCTCCAGACCAAGTAATACATTCGACAGAATCCGGCAAAGACCCGTATTTTTTCTCCAGAGCGAACAGCGATTCATCACCGACTTTGCAATCTTTCACATCAACATCTAAAACAAATATGCCAGACTTACGGCCGGTCGCTATAGCAACATTAGCGTTCGGGAACCTTTTCCATAATGATCGTATTTTAGCCTCATCGGTAGTCGCTTCTTTATGCCCGTGAGTATTCGGGAACGGAACTTTTTTGTTCGTAACAGGGAATACGTACCATCCCCGTTTAGCGTAACTTAATGCGATATTAATCATTTTGTATCTCCGCTTTTACTGAATTAAAACGGTATATCGTCTGTTGTCTCTTCATGAACCTGGATATTATCAACCTTAGCCGAGAACTCGTTCCATAAATGCTCGCAAATATCGTATTCTTCAGGTGTGACAGCTCCGACAGGCGTAACTTTTAATACAGCATAAGTTCCGATATCGTTGGTCTCCATGGCGGAAGTCAGTTTATATTTGCGTGAAAACATATCTCCACCGCAAAACTTAGCTAACGATAAAAGCTGTTTACCGGTTTTGTAACTTGTCTTTGAAAAACTTAAGATGATCGGCATAGCGCATCCAGGGAAATACGAAAAGAAGTTCAGAAACGTAGTAGCCGGCGGTTTCTCTCCATTAGGACCGAACTTAGTTTCATCAATAACTTTCGGATCAGACGGATCGGATGATTTCCAAACAACCGCTCCCGGCTCAAACGAACTCAAGAAATTCGGATCGTCTTTCTTCCTCGGGTTAAACCGAATGAAATTCTTAAACATGAATACCGGAATGAATTCCTGCGATAAAATTTCTTTGGTCAACGAGTTGATCACCGATCCGATTTTAAGCCCTTCAATCCCTTCGGATAACTCAGGCGATAAAGCCTGAATCAGTTTAGCTCGAGGGATAATCAAATCCTCATGATCGATTTTCTCTTCAAACCCACGTTGCGGTTTACTGAAATTCACCAGGGCCCCCGCTGTGTTTGTTTGATTGCGTTCTTGATTAGTTTTTGCTTCTTCTTTTACACTTCTCATAACATGCCTCCTTAATAGTTAACCTTTAAGCATATAACCTGATTGATGGTTTCAAATAGTACGTTATAAAATCCGGTATCTCGATGCAGTTCTCGATACATTCACTTGCGAAACTCGAAAGGCTCTGCGGCATGACAGTTGTCTTGATAAGATCCTCACGACCCTGCTCATGTAAAAAGTCAAATAATTTTTCCATGTTTTCCTGCCTGCAACTGGCATACAAGCGGGGTTTCTGAATCTGAGCGTACCCAATACCGGCATATTTCGCTGTGGATATAGCTGAATGCGATTCGAGAAACTCAATCAATAAAGCTTCAGCGTTATCGAATTCAGCCTGAGCCTGTTTCAGTTCATCTTTAAGGTTATTCAGTTTCTCCTTTGCGAATTTAAACTGAACAACCAAATCCCGTTCTTTTGTTTTGTCCATAAAATTCACCTCCTAAAAATTATGTGTTATAATTTGCTGTTACGCTGAAAATCACCACCTAAAAAATCTGTGTTATAATTTGCTGTTACGCTTTCGCTAACCTTATAAATATGTGTTTGCCTTGAATTAAAAGAACCGGCTGGTCTTTATGCCAAACTGGTTTCCCGCAAATCTGCGGATTGTAATAATGATCTGCTCCATCCGTGATATCTAATATCTCACCGCAAAACTCAATCTTGCAGATTAAATCAAATACCGTTTTCCAAACCTTGAATTCCTTTAAATTACCGAACCTGAACGCCTGAGCTTTTTTGAATTGCGAACTGTCGGGGTATGCCGAAAACTGCTTGTTTTTAGTGAAAACCTCGTATAAATCTTTGCATTTGAAATACGCCGGTCTTTTTACTCGATTCTGCCCGACGTTAATAATCGCCTGAGCGTTTCTTGCGATCTCAAAATAATCATCGGATGACATATCAACTTCAGCGAAAACAATATCCGCTACGGTCTTTAATTTTAAAAACTGATTCATAACTTTTTCCTTTCCAGCTGTTGTTAAAAAATCTTTAACTTCATCTATACTTCTACAAACTGCCGAATACCCACCGGCAGATTTAATCTTCTCAAGCGCATGAGCTTGAATCCGAGTCGGTTTATTTTTGCCAACCTTAAGCTCAATTGCGTAAAACTTGCCCTCAATACATAAAATCAAATCAGGTATACCTGAAGTCCAGCGGTCTGCGGTTTTATACAGCCACACATTCGGGTATTGGTCTTTTATGTACCGGATAACCTTTTCTTTTAGCTGTCTTTCCGACAATGCCATAAACGATATCCTGTAAACTTTGTTTTTTATGAAGAACATCGAGCAACCGCTGATCAATGGTATCTTTTGCGATTATGTAAATGTATAAACAGCTTTCCTTCTGCCCAATACGATGAATGCGGTCTCGTGCTTGAGCATGAGCTTCGTATGAATAATCCAAAGAATAAAAAATCATGGTTTTGCAGTTAATGAATGTAAGTCCATGAGCCGCTGAACGTGGATGCGCTATTAAATAACGAACCTGATTAGTCTTGAATTTTGAGATAGAATCTTCCCGATCTTTCGTTTCCGAATATAGAGTGACAACCTGATCTGAACCGTATTTCTTTGATATGAATTTTTGGATAGATTCAACTTCATAATGGAACTGAGTCCAGATAATAACCGGCTGGTTTCCGAGTTCTTCGAGTATTTCTTCCAGCTCATTTAATTTAGAAGAATTACCAATTTCAGCGACGCCACCTGATTCAGTATAGAAAAATCCCGATGTCGCTTGCCGGAGTTTCATCAGCTTAGTCAATACAACAGGTGCTGTGATCTCCTCGTCATCAATCTCAGCGACCAAATGCCGTTCCATGTCTTTATATGCTTTTATCTCTTTAGGATTAAGCTCGATTTCCCGAATCTGATCGATTTTATCCGGTAAATCCAATGCGTCTTCTTTCTTAATCCAATGAGTAAACGGAGCAATCTTTGACATAAGGACCTGCCTGTTATAGGAATTAATCGCATATTTCCATCCTTTGCTCAGAAAATTCCTCATTTCACTTTTATTGATATACTGTCCCTGAACATGAAGAGTTTTTCCGTTTCGTTCCATATGAAAATATTTGTTGCGGAACGCATAAAATGAGGTGTGGAGTATTCCCGGCCGGACAAAATTCATCTGTCCCCATAATTCAAGTTCACTGTTTGGCATAGGTGTACCGGATGCGACTATGCGGTAAGGAAAGTACTCGGCCAAAGCGATAAGTGTTTTTGTGGTTACGCTACTGTGATTTTTAAGACGTGAACTTTCATCCAGCACACACATGAAATCATAAGAACTGATAAGATCCTCAATGGCCGGCAAATTGCGTTTTGATATAAGAGCTTCGTAATTAACGATAACTATATCAGGTACTCTTTGGCCAAGATTCTTAAACGGTACGGATGAAAAATTAGTGAATCTACGAATATCCTCACCCCATGCTGAATTGACAAGCGATAGGGGACATACAACCAACAGTTTAAGTCCGGGACTCAATACCTTATAATATTTATATATCTCAAGACATGTTCTCGTTTTGCCAAGTCCCATATCCCAGAACAAAGCGCAGTTACCGTTATTGTTTATCGCAAATTGAATTCCTGCTTTCTGATGAGAAAATAAACTATGTTCTCCAACATCGGTTGATACATCGATAACCGCTTTGCTCTTCGATGCGAGATAAGCCGCATTCAACCGGACTTTCGGTTTGCCGAATACACATTCAGCGGTTATTATCGCCAGAGCGATGTTCTCCTCGATCTCCTTCTTACTTAAGGTATTATCAAACTCAAATCTGCATAACGTTTTCATATTTAAAATCTCCTTTTCCGATTTGCGCCTTATACTCACAACTTTTTTTCCAAATTTTTCGCAAAAAAAATAAAAATAATTTTCAACAATTCGTAAATCCCTCTTTTTCAAATATATGCCTAATTTGTTTTATATACCGATACACTGTAGCAGGGTGTTTCTTTAGTTCTTTGCAGATGTCATCTATGAAAAAATCACGATGAATGATTTGTTCACAGATTACTTGATGCTTCGGGGAAAGTTTTTTGAATACTTGTTGGTAGTCTAAATGTAATATTCTTTTATCGAGAAGGTTATCTGCCTTTCCAAGAATGTCGTGAAGAGTATGAGAATTTTCCAAAGTAATAGGGCTATCAAGTGATTGACTCTCATAAATAGTTCGCCTTTTTGCCCTATTTCTTCTTTTTTTACGATTAAGAAGAAAATTGCGTAATATTTTTGAGATATAGTTTTTTCTCATTCTGATGTCTTGATTTTCTCGTATTCCAAGCCACATAAGAAGACATTCGTGGAATAAATCTTCCTCATCGTCATCTTTAGTATTCATAAATCGTTTTGCCCAGTACCTCGCTGTTTCAATTTCCCATTTTTCAAAAATCCCTTCATAACTTGAGTTCTTCCTTTGCACACACTCCTCCTTTGTTGAGTTGAAAAAAAGGAAGAACTCAACGCCAATTCTTATTTACCATCTCAATGAGCTTTTGGGCATCCCGGACATGTCACGGACATTGATTTGAAAAAAATGAAAATTTTTTGCGAAAAATTTGGGAAAAAAGTTGTGAGTATATCCATGGAGGTTTTTCACAAATGAACGATAAAAAAGCGGATGAAACAGTAAACTGTATGGATAGGTTCACAAGTATCGTTGCTGATGGTTTATACGAATATCTGAAAGCTAATGGTCTCTTAAAAAAGAATGAATCACGGCAAGAAAAAATAAAAAAAGTGATTGAAGACAATAAACAAATTTTATCCGACCATAAAATATATCCTGTTGATATATATTGACTTGTGAATATATTTGAGTAGGGTTGTGGTTGAAGTAAGGTCAACCTCAAACCAAAAGGAGTTTTTATGAAAAGATGTGCTTTAGTTGTAAGAGTAAGCACAGACCGGCAGGCGCAAAACAAAGAAGGTTCGTTAACCAATCAACTGCAAAGATTGCGAGCGCATATCGATTATAAAACAAATGCTTGTGGTGAAAACTGGCTGGAAAGCGGAACTTACGTTTTAAAAGGAATTTCAGGTAAAGATTCTTTTAGAAGTGCGGAGTTTGCTCAGCTGTTTGAAGATATGAAAACCGGAAAAGTGAATACTATCTTGTGTACCGCTCTTGACCGAATAAGCCGATCCGTTAGGGATTTTCTGAATTTTTTTGAAATCCTTAACAAATACGATGTCGAGTTTGTGTGCCTGAAGCAAAATTATGATACGACCTCTCCACAAGGAAAACTTTTCATCACAATAATGATGGCACTCGCCGAATTTGAACGTGAACAGACATCAGATAGAACAAAAGAAGCTACCCGGGCAAGAGCTGAAAGGGGATTATGGAATGGAGGTCAAATACTTGGATACGATCTTGACCCAAATAGAAAAGGTTACCTGATAGTTAACGAATGTGAAAAAGCCTTAGTTAATTATGCGTTCAATACTTATCTAAAATGCGGCTCAATATGTAAAACAGTTAAACTATTAAACGAAAATGGATATAGAACAAAAGAATATATGTCCCGGCGCAACAAATTCTGTCCTGCTAAAGAATTCGCATTTACGTCTGTACAACATATACTGACGAACTACACCTACATCGGCAAAAAAGAAGTTAATAAAAAGAAGAATAAACTTGCGCAAGAAAAGCTCCATGAAAATGAAAGATATAAGATTGTACAGGCAGTATGGGAACCGATTATTTCCGAAGAAGTTTTTAACAATGTACAACAACTCCTCAAACAAAACTACAATTCAAAACATAATGTAGCCAAAGCGATACGCCATACATATATATTAAATGGTGGTCTGTTGTGGTGTGGTAAATGCGGAAGTGAAATGGAAGGCAGATGCGGTACTGGCAGAGATAACATTAAATACTACTATTACAAATGTAAAAATGATAAATGTGGATTTAAACTCCCTGCCAGTGAAATAGAAAAAGTTCTTCTTCAAGGGATAAAATTAATATCACAGCAACAAGATAAATTAGAAGACATTATAAGAAAAACAAACGAACATTTACAAAATGAGCTTCCTCAGCTTAAACAGCAAAAAGAAGCTCTCGAAAAAGAGCTTCAAAACGTCAATAACACGGCAACAGGGATATTAGCGGAATGGGGTAATGCCAATAATGGAACAGCGGTATTTATAAAAGAAAATCTGGACAAGTTAGCCAAAAGGCGCAAAGAATTGGAGAATGGAATTCACAAAGCCCAGCTTATGATTGAGGAAATAACCAAAGAGTCGCTTGATAAAGATTTCATTATCAACGTATTAAATAAATTTAACGAGATATTTCCCAAGCTGAAACCTTATCAGCAAAAAGAGTTAATAAAGCTGGTACTTTTCAGGTCTGTGCTGTCGGAAAATGACATAAAAATTGCCCTATACGGAAACCTTCCCGATATAGGGCAAATAACTTTATCTGAAACAGATGGCGAATTACGCTCTGTGATATCAACCTGGCTCCCCGGGTGCAACCCTTTTCATAACCGTTCTCTTTCTCCCGCCGTTAAACGAAAACCTATCATATCAACGGGTTATCAAAGAGCACGCCGTTCCCGACATGCCGGAAGCGGCGTTGACCCGGATTTCATCCCTCTGCCTGATTTTTCTACCTCCCTCTTATTGACATTTTGACTTGGTTACCCGACAGGTCATTATTTTCGGCACTTCTGTGTTCGTACCGCAAGTCACGGCTGGCCATCTCCGTTACCTTGGTCCATGTTGTTTGCTTGCAGGAATCGATTCATGTCAGTGAACATGCTGAAGAAAACGGGTTTCCCTGAAAAAGCCAGCGGGGATATTGGACCAACCGCCATGAATGGAAACTCCTGGAGGTTACGGGCTGGGAAACTCTGCGGATCACGGAATGACTGGTACAACTCCAATGAGCGTTTGTCTCCACCCACGAAGTCCCGAAGGCGGTCGAACTCCGTGCCCATGGCGAGCCCGAATCCAAACGCCAGTATTCGAAGTTGCTGCAGAATCTCCGGATCAAGACCTCCGAGCGTTTGGCTAATAAAGAACCATCCCAAACCGTATTTCCGCGTCTCCCTTACTGCGCGACGCAGCAACACCCGTAGCCGCTCGGCCTCAGTATCCTGTTCCAATCGACCGCTGGGGGCATGTCTATGCGCCTCATCAAGAAGAACAAGAACGTTTGCACTTTGCCTTGTTGACAAGCTGGATGTCGATTGGGCAATGAGAACATTCAGCAATTTGCTCAGCAGACGGCGCTCCAGATCTTCGGTCCAGAAACGGTTCTGATTGCCTCGCGCAGATAAGTCGATAACAACCACTGGACGTGACCCTGCTACGTTTGCGGTTCCCATCAAGTCCGATACGATCCCATACAATCGCCGCCTCCCTGGCCCTGCAGCGAAAAGGCTGCAGAGAGGAATCCATTTGTTGTTTAGAACTTCATCCAACCGATTTGTCAGGATGTCCTGCACTCGGTTTTGCAGGCGCACCCGCGGGTCCTTGCTTGGGAAAATGTACTGAATGCTTTGCTGGTCTATGACGGCATTCAGTGCGGCGGTAAGCGCATCGCGACTTCCAGCGTTGGCAAGTGGGAATTGTTGCCGTCCTCCTTGCGTTGCACGCTCCAGAGCATTTCGCACCACTTCCGCTGCGCGCACCGCGTTGTTGTTATGTGTGATGGTTAGCTCCTCACAGAAGCCAAGAGAGATAAGCATTTCCTCAAAGGTGTTCCAATCATCCAATTGAATATCTGCGATTCTATAAACATTAATTGATCGCCCCTGCTGCCTAACAATCTGGTCCAGAGCCAGCCCCTGGTTACCCACGCGCGAACCTGAAAGCTCCAATGTGAATTCACCCTGCGGATCAATAACGAGGATTCCGAGATTGGGGTGCCTGGAGTAGGCACAAAGCATCATTTTTGCCAAGCCGGATTTACCGGAACCTGTCTTGCCAAATACACCAATATGATAGGCCTCTCCCGCGCCGCCGAGCCCCTGGTCGCTGCTCCCGAAGTGTTTGAACCACATGGGATAAAGAATTTCATTGGCGTATGCTCGACCGAGGTAAAAAACCTCAGATCTATATGCCTGCAATAGCTGATCAAGTAGAGCCTGATCGATTCTTGAGACTCTGGTCCCTGTTGCCGGAACCATTCCCAACACTTCTGGCTGAAACCCATCCG